GTTTGAACCCTATTAAATTAGATTTTTTATGAGATTAATACATATAATAAACGCTTGCCATTTAACCATTCCATGTCCTTGTGGTATGCGTGGGTTAAGATATTCACGTGGTATTTTACGATAGTCAGTTTCATTTTTATATTTATCTGGTGCATCAGGATTTATTATTTTTCATATTAGCACCTCATGAACATCACAGAACACTTGTTCGTGTATGTAAAGATGAATTTACAATATATCTCTCAGTGTCCATTTTTGGACTATGTAGCTTACTAAGCAAATCTGCACTTTGAGATTATACATCTTTTTAGATAATGGATATTTTCTTTTTATATAATTAATAGAGATCTTTTAACTTAATGCCTATTTTTAACAATCAATGCTGATTTTATGTAAAAAATAAACGCCAAACCACATAGACTTGGCGTTATCTATCTGGATAAATAAATATCCTATCATCATTCAATTTTATAGATGGTACTATGCGCCTACCTACACCATTTCTGGCAATCATTAAGTTAAACGGTAGTATTACTCCTAATCCTTTTTGTGTTTTACTCAGTGTATTCCACACTGCACGTTCTTTGTCGTTCATCAGATCATCGTAATAGATGACGGAATATTTCTTTATCGCCATTGCTCTGTTATACATATCTTCAATGCTTATCATATTTAACTTATCGGCAGTATCACACATAGTCATCAGTCCTCTAATGGTACATCATCAATAATCATTGTTCTGTTAGGGTGTTGCTCATGTAGTTCATCTAGTGCTTTCTGTTTTTCTTCTTCCTCATCATCCGGCCAATCACCAATGTTTACAATAATAGGCGTGTCAGTGGATAATTCTTTTTTATCAGTAAATAACTTATGATACTTACCTAACATATCCCTAGCACGCAATCTATCACTAGGCTTAATAGGTATTTCCACCATTTCTACATGTTCATTGTAAACTAAGTTCATTTTGTCGGTGTCTGGGTTGCGTTGAAACTCCCCACGCTTAACAACGACCTCTCTCACTTCGCTCTCGTCACCTACTGCTGCATTACTTAGGATATGAAGTAGTTCGTTAGCTGATAGTACGCCCTCATCAATCACTTTCTTACGTTGCTCATCAATGTACTTAGCCACTTTTTCATTCTTTAGCAATCTACTACCTTGTACACTTGCAGTATGAGGACTATAACCAGCCTTAATTGCACTTTGTGTTACATTCAACGTCTTTAGGTATTCAGATATAAACTTTTCTTGTCTAGGGTTTAAATCACTCATGTTATCCCTCCTATAATTTATCTAATAAACCATTCAATAGTTGACGTATTCTTTCTCTACTTAAATTGAATATCTTTGCGATTTCATTCATTGATTTCCCTTCACATAGTAAGAAAAATATGTAGTATTCTCTTCTAGTTCCTACTGCATAAATAAGTTGATCTAGTTCATTAAAGAATACTTGATTACCAGTATTCTCATTTAATGCAAAGGGTTCGACTTCATCACTCAGTGAAAAGAAATCATCTACATTAGTATCATCATAGCTTTCAACCTTTGACACATTCTTTTTGTGATAGTCCATTATAAACTGTTTAATCACTTGTTTATCGTATATCATGTAGCAACACTTACTTTATGCTTATAAGCGTATAAATCACGTTGTAGGCGTTCTATGAGGCTATAATCTATCGTTGAACCATTAGATTGCATGTAATACATAATTTCCTTTTGTTCACTAGGTGTATATGATTTAATGACTTGTTTTAATTGCTGCATGTTTCTATTCGATTTTGTTTTGAAACGTTTCAATTTTTCTTTTTCACCTATAATATCAATCACTAACTTTTCTAGTGGATAGGATATTGATACAACGCCATGAACATCATTTGTAGTCATATGTGAGATATTTAAGTGATACATCATCTCTATTTGTGTAGTAATAGCTTTAATCTTGGTATTGATAAACTTTGGGTTGTACTCAGTTAGTAAAGTGTATTCAGATATTTTAGTTTCATGATAGGTTAGTGAGTAGTTTACTCTTTTAAGGTTCATGTATGCACCTCACAAATAAAATGAGCCTATCGCTAAGGATAGGCGTGTATGATATTAACCTTTGATAATGCGATTTTCTCTAGCCATTTGTATAAGTGATTTTGAACTTTTAGATTGTTGTTTCGCTTCTTTTCTACGTTGCTCATCATTGTTTTGATTAATTTGAGCCTCAACGATATCTAATAATTTATCACGATCTTTCTCTGATAAATTTGTTTCTAACATAATATGATTTGATACTTTATCTAAATTGTGTTTTCTAGCCATTATCTAACACCTCTAATAAATTTAAGTTTGTGATTATACTTATCTGTTTTTGGTAGTTCTATTCCTTTAATAAATGGACTGTATAAAATATCTCTAAAGTGATTTCGCAATTCCCTTTTTACTTCATCATCTTCGTTGAAGTTTTCATTATAATATGGATTAGCATAACGTAAATACTCATTTTCATACTTAGCGTTTAAATCATCAACCTCTTTTAAGAGATTGTTATATTCTTCCATGATTGGATAGAATTTAGCTAATAATTTCTCTTTATCTTTTTTATATAATTGTGGCACTTCTTTTTGATGTTTAATGAGTTCAATCGCCTTTTTACGTCTAGCCTCATCAAATACTTCTTTTTTAGTTGATAAGCGTTTCTCTAATGCTTTTAATTTCTTCTCATTACTATCAAATGTAGTATAGAGTTCATCAGCTTCATTATCTTGTAAGTTAGCGATTAGTTCTTTATATTTAGCTTTATCTTCTTTAATTCGTTGTATAAGTTCCTGACGTTCCTTTTCAAGTTTATCGATACTCTCTCTTTGACCTATGACATATTCGTTGTATTCATCAAAATATTTTGCAGTTTTCAATTAAATCCCTCGTTTCAATTAGTTTTTAAGCCTATTTCTCTTATGTAGTTATATGGCTTTTTAATCTCTTTTTGTGGTAATCGTTTCGGAATAGCTTGTAGCAATATCAATACTTTCTCAAAGTCGATATTATTTTCATTTCTGTTATAAATAAATTCTTTAAATGATTTCTTATCTAGATCATTCAACTTTGCTACAAACTCATCATTATTCATGTTCTTTTCAGTAGCACCATCTTCTTTTTCTCTGAGTGCTTTCTCTTGGTTAAGCGTCAACTTATGAGGATAAGTCTTTACTTTTTGACGCTTGTCATTTATATATGAATAATTGTTTTCTATACCTTTATTACACTCATTTCTATTTGTTTGAATATATTTGTATAGTTCAATCTTAAAACGCTCTATCACATTCATATGAGCCTCTGAGTGTGTATTAACATAGTTTTTTATATACTTTTGTTCTTTAGTAGAGAAACGCCCTAGAACAGTATAAAAGGCGTTTAAATCTCTTTGACTTTTCCTTTTATACCGTTCTAATTTCTGGCGTTCTTCTAATATAGCGATTGCTAGATTTTCAACGGAATAACTCTCATAGTAAATACTTTCAGATACAATATCACTACATAAACTAGGTGTAGTTCGGTTATACATATCTTCTATATCACTTTCTATGAGTGCTATTCTTGATTGAATGTAGTAAGTATTAAATCTAGTGAACAGTTCGTAATCGCTAACCTTCTCTTGAATAATTTCAATCGCTGCACTCACTACATCACCTTAAATCTTAGTTTTCTTTAATGCCTCATATCGCTTCAAACTACCTTCGATATGACGCTCGATACTTCTTAAGGCTAATTCTTTCTGTTCCTCAGATTTAACCATGAAATAACCTCTTGCATCTTTTTTATAGCTGTATCCGATTGGATAACCATAATCAACTACTAAGCTATTAATCGTATTTCTTAACCATCTGTCGTTGTTTCTGTTAAATTCCATATTTAATTGATTAAATATATTTTGCTTAGTAATAATCTCGTGCTTAGTGTTGCGTAATACGTTTAATACTCTGATATGATCGTTCGTTAATTCTTTTTCAATTGTTATTGTCATTGTTTTATCCTCATTTCATCTTTAATGAGGAGGTAATATTTAGGCAATAAGTAAACAACAAATATTTAATCCAGACTTTTATTAAATATATAGAAGTCATTACTTCTATAACACTATTATACTAAATTTACACCTAAATAACAAACAAATGTTCTTATTTTAGTAACGTTTACATAACTTCTTAACATTCCATTTAACACTATAACTAAAGCGTTTATACTACTTTTCATGCAATTTCACACACTTTCCGTTACAGAACTAATGTTCGTTTTTTTCACCTGAGATAAACCTAAAACCATTAACAAATCTTAACAATTACGATTTACATAAAAAAGCCATGCACCTATTAAAGTGCATGACCTATAATTTTATATATTAAATTGTTTGTTCGATATCTATATTTCCAACAATCTGATCTAATGCCCACTCTAATATTCCAATGATATGGCCTTTTCTATCAGTAGTATGATAATGTTCGCCATTTTCATCAGTCACGCTATAATGATATACGCTTTCTGTTTCTTTCATTACACTATCTAATGTTTCGTTCACTTCATTCAATAAGATAAATTCATTAGTATCAAATTCCAACGTTTCAACAATTTCCCACGTTTTACGCTCAAAGAAC